AGAAGAACTACCATGGGCAAAAGTATGGTCACATGCTTTCCAAGGACCTGGTGGTTGGTACATAGAGAACAGTCTTACTACTCTTGGTGGTAAAGATCCTGTCTCTGAGTACAATAGATTACTTTGGAACAGTGGGAACGATGCCGACAAAGATCTTGCACGTAAGCAAAAGCGTAAGCTTAGTTACATCAGCAACATCTATGTTGTAAAGGATCCAACTAATCCTGAGAATGAAGGTAAGGTATTCTTATATAAGTTTGGTAAGAAAATCTTTGACAAACTAACTGCAGCAATGCAACCTGAGTTTGAAGATGAGACTGCAATTGATCCATTTGATTTCTGGCAAGGTGCTAACTTCAAGTTGAAGGCAAAGAATGTAGCAGGTTATCGTAACTACGATTCCTCTGAGTTCTCTGCACCTAGTGCTTTATTAGATGATGACGATGCTCTTGAAGCATTGTGGAAGAAGCAATACTCATTGACTGAGTTCACTGCTCCTGATCAGTTCAAGTCTTATCAAGATCTTGAGAAGCGTTTACACAGTGTGCTAAATGCTAGTCGTCCAAAGGTAGCAGCAGAAGTTGTTGATGAAGAAGAAGAGATAGTCGTAAAAGCACCTGAAGGAGTAACAGTAGTTTCTGCTGGTCAAGTAGGTGCATCGGATGATGATGATGCTCTCAAATACTTTCAGCGTTTAGCAGAAGAGTAATGGAGTACGTCTCATTTGAAGAGACCATTGGAGTCTACGATGGAGATCAATCTGTCGTAGACTCTGCTTTATCTTATGTCTATAAACTAAGAGAACAGTATCCAGAGTCTGATGGTAACTCTAACAAAGGTGGTTGGCAGAAGCAATTAGATCATCCAATTAAGAATGTAATTGAAAGAGAGTTTAGAAAATATATCAAGTATTATTGTATAGAAGAACCATATTGGTTAGATTTTACTAGGTTCTTTTGTAATATAAATCCACCAGGTGCATCTAATATGATGCATCATCATACAGTTGGTGAGTTTAGTGGAGCACTGTGGTTGAAAGCAGAACCTGATGCAGGTGATCTCATAGTGATGAACCCATTTTATAATAGGTTCATGAATACATGTACGATAGCACAAAAGCAAGACTATAATGCTATGTACTTTCATCCTCAACCAAACAGAGGTGTGTTCTTCAACAGTAATCTAATTCATTACGTTGACATCAACAGATCAAATGAAGACAGGGTTTCGATTGCTTATCATATAGGAATTCACTATAACTGAGCGAAATTCGACTTTTAGTTTCAAATATTCGGGAAAAAAAACTCAGCAATTTTTTTGCCATTAAGGTTTTTTCATGAAAAACATCAAAATCATAAAAACTGGAATTGACCCAAAACCGTTTTTAGAGCAAATTCAACCAAATCACTGGAAATGGATTTCTCAGCAAACTGGCATAGGAGGCAAAAAGAACCCATATGGGTTTTTACCACTAACTATGGCAAAAGTGAAAAAAGGCGAAAATCCTAAAAATACTGAAGGATTAGGAAATACTACAATGTTCTCTCATTTCACAGAAGTGCATAAATTCTGGAAAGAGTGGAATATCAAGAAAACTGCTAGAGCAGCATTTTTCAAGTTACAACCTGATGGTCGTGTTGGTAAGCATATTGATGAAGGGACATATTATCTTACTAAAGACAGATATCATCTATCTCTACAGGGAAGATATCACTACACTGTAGGGGATGAGGAGATGATAGTGGAACCTGGCACTTTCTTTTGGTTCTACAACAAAGTACCACATGGAGCACACAATATAGGTGATGTTGATAGAATTACTTTAGTATGGGATACACCACATGATGATGGTAACCCACATCATACTATTCAAGTCTAATATCGGTTCCTTTTTTAGTTCTCTTATCAATATATTGTGAACTATCCTGATATGTCATAATTTCTCTCATATCTTCTATTATCATATCAAGGTACTGTTTTCGTAATACGTAAATTTGTCTTTTAGCATCATTTTTATCTATTTCATGCTGATAGTTACTGACAGATGTTACACTATTCACACTATAATTGATTCCATCTTGAGAATACTTATATGTAAAATCAGAGTCAACATATTGACCTGCCTCTAATAGAATTGATCCACTTGGATTTTTTATCTCTGTAGTCTCATAATGATGTATTTGACTTAGTTGAACTTTATCATACTTATTGTCAAGATACCTTTGAAAGTCGAATTGACTCATTGGCCATTCATCATGTATATTGATAATATTGTTGGATAATAATACAACCCAGTCTAGTTTGGGATCTCCATATATTTCATCAGCAACATTATCAGGTCTATCATCACCTTCAACTTGGAATTTGTTGAATGCGACTACGTTTTGAAAAAAGTCTTCCCTAATTTTAGCTCTTTTGAAAAGATTCTTTGATAGAATCATGTCAAGATTGGAGTTTCTATTCTCCGTATGAGATGCTATTAGTATGTTTGGGAAAAGATCGAAATAAGCCATTAGAATCCTATGTCCTCTGGACCAATGCTGTCGTTACCTTTTAAATCTAAGTCAAATATCGATGCATCATTTTCTGGGTTAAGTTCACTGTAGTTATTTTCGAATATAGGTGTAAGTTCAGTGAATGATAATGCCATACCTATCATTGGAGGCATTGATATTGCTGTAGAATCTTCATAAGATTGGTATGTTTTACTTGGAGCAAGATCAAGTTCAACTCCAGTCAATGCACATATTTTGAATATATTCAGACCTTTGATTCTTCTACCACTATTCATATACTTTAGTCTGAATACATTAGGAGATGCAAGATATATGAGATTTTCTCTATTCTGTTTAGGAGCCATTCCTTGTTTGAACCATCTTATGATTTTTCTAACTTCTGATGCTTCATCATTATCATTAGGAGCAAACATGAAACTGAAAGTAAAGTTCCTTAGTTTAGGACCACTGAACAGTAGTTCTAAGTTAGGGTTGATTGCACTTCCTGTTGATCTAGTGATAAATTGAGCAGGATCTACATTAATATTCATCTTTGATAATGCTGCCTTTGCAAGAACAGCAGATAGAACCATGCTTGATGGTTTACCCTCTTCTGCATCTTTTTTCAATCCATCTAATAAACCACCTGCTGCTTGGAAGTTTTCTTTGATAATCTGTGCAACATTTTTTTCTTGTGTAATTAGATCTTGTGCTGATCCAAATGCTTGAAAGAATGCTCCAGCTTCAACTGAGTTTGCTCTACCTTCACCCCATCCAACACCATTACTAACATTCAATCCATTTGGTATTGGTAGTTTTACTGATCCTTGAGATTCTTTTATGTTACTTCCTCTTCGTAAACCACTAGTAACAGCAGTAAGAGAATTGTCTTCAGCAGCTTCAAGAAAACTGTTTTCACCTTTTGTTAATTGATTTGCTTGAGGAGGTCGATATAGAAATTGTTGTATATACAAATAATCTTGTCCTTTTGTATACAATGCATCCTTAGGATACTGCATATTCATGGAAGCAAGATCCATTTTTGGATTCTTTTTAATTTTACTTGAATCCAAATCTGATGTAGTATTAGAATTATTTTCAAGATTTGTAGCATTTTGTTGCCACTCTAAATGAGTATCGTAAGCTTCACTATCAATTATAGTTGCATCTATTGAACTGGTTCCGTCTACTATGCCAGTCATATTAGACTCATTGGCATATTTTTGAAATTTATCGTATTTTCCAAAATTCTTTGATTGTTCTTCTATTTCCGAATAAGCATTTGATAAAGCATCTGTTCTAGCAGAATTATTATGAATTTGTGAGAAAACACCATTTGCTTCATTTGGATCTATTATAGTAATAGGAACTCCTCCATCTGCGTTAGCAGCTCCACTTTCATAAATGGATTCTGTGTTTAGGAAATTTCCATTATTTTTTAAATTTATTACTTCATTATAAGTCTTACCACCTATTTTATAGGTTACGGTCTTACTTTCAGTATTTCTAGTTGGATAATATACTGATTTATCAGTATAATCTACCTTTTCTACAGTTTCAGTAGTCATTTCCACACCCTTGCTTTACTAACATTGATCTCAATACTTCCGAGATCTCTGACGAACTCTTCAATAGGTAGATTAAAGGCGGTTTCCCATTCTTCCATTGCTATATCCAAGAATAGTGTATCAACGTAGGATTTTAGGTATTTATGGTATCCCTTAGGTAGTTCTGTAGGATCTGCCTCATCTATCCATTCCATAATCATTTCTCTTTCATCTGGAGCATAATAATGAAGGTTTACACCCCAAAATGCTGGTCCTTGAGATGCAATAATATAACATAACGGATTTCTATCATAAAACCTCAATTTTTCAGCAGTTTTTGCTCCATACTGGAACATTACTAGATGTCCAGGTAAGGGTGTTCCTGTGGTTGTTGATTTTGGGAAGGTATTTCTATATTCCAAGTTCTTTCTCCGTTAGTATTTGAAATTCCCATTTTCTATCTTTACAAAAATCTTCTGCAGCTTCCCATTTTGCCATGTTTTTAGCATATGTGAATACTTCTGCTAAGTATTTTTTTGTTCTTCTTTTTTGCACTTTGGGTTCTTTCACTTGTTTTGCAGGTTTTACTTCAATTACTTTTTCATGTAATTTACCCTTTATATCTTTATATTTGATATAAAAATCTGGAAAATATCTATGGTATTTGTTATCCGTAGGGCATTTATAACGTATAACAATTTCTTCAGAAGACCATTTTACAATTTTATTGTTATTATCACAATAATTCATGAATTTTAGTTCCCAAAGCGATCTGTAAATGATATCACTTGCGTTACCATTGTACTTTTTTCGGTTCTTTGGTCTAAACTTCCCTTTATATGACATACATAGTATATAAGCTAAGCATCTTATATTTAGATGGCACGACCTAATGCACTAGAAACGGATAGGTATTATCTCCCAACTGCTGAGTTGTATGAAACATCAACTAACTTTGGGAATGTTACTCCTGCGTTCAATAATAATTATGATGTGTGGATAAATTTTGGTAAAGCAAATAATTTGAGACAATTTTTGAATCAAAGTGGGTTTTATGATATTGTTGGTGGGAACTCCAATCCTGGTGATTATTTGGCATTATTTTGTTCTGAAGCAGTTTTACCTGGATCTAATATTGAGTTTCAAGAAGTAAAAGGATTACGTCAGGGTGTTCAACAAAACTACGCTACATTTAGAAGTTATCCTGAAGTTGTATTAACATGGTATTCTCAGGTAGATTATTATACTAACGAAGTATTCAATCAGTGGTTGGAATTCATTTCACCTACAAGGATGGGTTCAGGTCATGGTCGTTCAACAAGAGAAAGAAGGAATCAATCAGCTTCATATAGGAGATTACAGTATCCTGCAGAGTATAAGGTTGATATGGAAGTGACTGCTTTTAGTAAGGCAATAGCTTCTCCTCGTAATGCTTTACGAGAACAAACTAGATGGACTGTAAGAGAACCTAGTAGTATTACATACTATCTTGAGAATATATTCCCTGTCAATATTATTGCAGCACCGTTAGCATATGGTACTGCTGAGTTGATCAAAACATCAGTTACCTTTAAGTATGATTACTTTTATATTGATCGTACTTCTAGAAGAGGAGATTTTGCTAGAAGATCTGATACTAGTGGAGATGTAAGAGGTAGTGGTGGTACTACATTACCTAAACCAGTTGCAGCTGCAAGTGATTTACAGAGTGTACCACCTAAATCTATTACGGTAGAGACATTGAAAGATGAAAAGAATTTGAATGGCAATCCCCTTATTGATGAAAATGGATATCTTAATTACTCTGGATCTGGTGATCTTGATAAAATCATGGATTTTTGATGCTAAATACAGCTACTGAATTGTATAGTTATGCCATTACCAAAGGTCACTGCACCTACTTTTGAACTGAAATTACTTTCTTCTGATAAATCAGTAAAATTTAGACCATTCCTTGTAAAAGAGGAAAAGGCTTTATTGATTGCACTTGAGAATGGTAATGAAAAAGATATTACTGCCACTGTAAAAGAAGTATTAAAATCTTGTATTACTAGTCGTGGTGTGAAAATTGATGATTTACCAAGTTTTGACTTAGAATACTTATTTTTGAATATTCGAGGAAAATCTATTGGTGAAACTGTTGAGTTGATAGTTACTTGTCAAGATGATAATGAGACTAAAGTTCCTTTATCTATTGCATTATCAGATATCAAACTCCATGTTCCTGATGGTCATAGTGAAATAGTTGATCTTGGTGAAGGACTTCTTATGAAGTTGAAGTATCCATCATTACAACAGTTTATTGATAGTAATTTTACTATGAGTAGTATTGATGGTGGCGAAAGAATTGAAAAGGCATTTGAAGCAGTTGCTGACTCTATTGATCAAATATACACTAATGAAGAGTCATGGTCTGCATCTGATTGTACTAAGAAGGAATTGGTCAAGTTTATTGAACAGTTGAATTCTTCTCAATTCCAACAGATTGAAAAGTTTTTTGAGACTATGCCTAAGTTACAGTATAAGACTACTGTTACTAATCCAAACACAAAAGTAGATAATGATATTGAAATTGAGGGATTGGCAAATTTTTTCGCATAATGATGTATCATGTGAGTATTGATTCAATGATGGAAACTAATTTCGCATTGATACAATATCATAAATGGAGTCTTAGTGATATTGAGAATTTGATTCCTTGGGAAAAGGAAATTTATGTAAATTATCTTGTAAAATATCTAGAAAAACAAAAACTAGAAGCAAAACAAGCAGAAGCAGCAAATGCAAACGCCTGGTAGTACAATTCAACCACAAACTCCTATGGTTCCAATGGAACGTAGGATGAATAATGCTTATGATGCATTGATTAGGCGTAGTGAAGAGAATTTACAGATTGAAAGAGGTCCACAGTCAAGACAATTTGGACGTATTATGCTTCAGTTTGAACAACTGAACAATAATATGGAGGTTATTCAAGCAGAAATACGTCGTGATATTAGAGCGAGAAGGAAATTTTTTGAAGCAGAACAGAAGTTGATGAAGAAAGACTCTGATAATTTAGATAATATCAGAGCAGGTGCTTTCTTTGAATTACGTAGAGATATAGCACTTATTGCATCTCTAGCAGGTGCTAGAGATTTATCTGAAGGTAATTTTGGTGATGCTACTTCAAATTTTGGAGTTGCTCTAACATCCATGATACCTGAGATAGCAATGGGTGTTGCTGCATTGTTAGGATTGGGTGCAGGTGCAAGAGGTGGTGGTACATCTCCTATTGCTGGTGGTGGTAGGATGAGAGGACTTGGAGGTAAAGGTGGTCTATTGACTATTGCAGCACTTGCTGCAATGTTATTGATGGGTGGAAAAAGTCAAGCGGATGAAAGAAGAAAGACATCTGTATTATCAACCACTGAAAGTCCTGCTGTCAATGTATCTGATAGTGAAAGATTTAGATCACAACTTGATAGGTTTGATTCTATCTTAGATAATTTTGGTGTTGCTTCTCCTGAAGGAGAAAAAAGAGGTTTGATAGACATTAGAGAAAAACAAGATCCTGTAAAATTAGATGCAAATAAGAATGTTTTACGTGATCTTCAAAAACAAAGAAATGAAATAACAAATTCACCACCACCCTTTGAGCCTAAAATTGAAACTGGTCAAGAAGTAGTAGAAGAGAAAAAAGATGATCAACTGACGAGTCAATTAGGTTCTATTTCTAAAGAACTTGCATTTGTTTCTGAAACAAATGATGATAGATGGATGAATTTTATGAATGCTAATAGAGGAATTGAAGTTGCAACTACAGATCTTCAAGGACTTAATATAGGTAAAGTTTTTGATACTTCCTCAAATGCAGATGATAGAAGACTTTCTGAACTTGATACTCAGTTAGATGGTGAAGATAACCAATCTAATTTATATACAACATTAGAATCAAAAAATAATATTGCTAAATTAGAATCTGTTTTTGATAAAAATTTTGGAATAGATAATCTATCTTCTCAAGAGGTAGATAGAAAGAGTTGGTTGGATTGGAGACCACCTAATCCTTTTGCAGGTATAAATTTTGGTGGTGATAAGAAGGAGAAGAATGAAAAGCAACCAATAGTCATAGAGAATGATAATGGTACTACAACTCAAAAAACTGCTCCAATACCTGAAGGTACAGGACCATCAGCAAGTCCTGATGTTCATACTACATTCATGAGAGGTGGTGGTGCAATTGATAAGTTTGATTATTCTTTATCACTTAAAACTTATGTTGCACTTGGTGGAGGATAATGAGTAATTTATCTATAGTATCTAGAAAAACAGTCAAAACTTCAGGTCTTTTACTTGGTACTATAAGAAGGAGCTATATTATTGAGAGAAGACTTGAAGATATATCTCTCCAAACAAGAAAGAAATTAGTTGAGAAGAGAAGAAGTACTCTTAAGTCTTTAGATGTTGAAAAATCTGATAGAGATAGTGGTGGTGTAGGTGGTATACTAACAAGTCTTCTTGGTGGTAGAGCAGCTGGTGGATTAATACGAAGATTTAGAGGTGGTGGTGGTCCTCGTGGTGGAGGATGGAATCCATTCAAACCTAAAGGACCAAGATTACCTTCTAATAATATAAGACCTACAAGTGGTCTTCTTAGAGGATCTAAAGGTGCTCGTGGTCTTAGAGGTTTTAGAGGTCTTAGAGGGGGTGGTCTTGGTCCTTTAGCAGTTCTAACTACTGGTCTGGACTTTATGGGTCGTAAGGCAGATGGTCAAACTAATTTACAGGCAGGTGTTGGTGCAGGTGGTGGACTAGTAGGTGCATTAGCAGGTGGTGCTGCAGGTGCAAAAGCAGGTGCTATTGTTGGTGGATCAATTGGTGCATTATTTGGTGGGGTAGGTGCTGCTCCAGGTGCAGCTATTGGTGGATTTATTGGTGGTGTAGGTGGTAGTATAATAGGATCAGGTATAGGTTCTAGTATAGCAGATTTCTTTACTGGTGCAGATGATAGAAGACAGCAAGCAGTTCAGGCACAAGCAATAGAGCAAATGGTAACTCCTTTCTCTAAGGCATTAGATAAATTTGATCAGGTATTAGATAAGTTACAAAGGGTAGGATTGCCTAGTAATCCAGAATTAGTAGAAAGAGAGAAAGATCGTGATCGTATATTTTCATTTCCAGGTTTTGTTCCTACAACTCCTTTCTGGAAGAGTGATTGGTTTAGACTTACTACTGAATTAGGAATTGCGATAGGTATAACACTAATACCTTGGGATGCATGGTTTGGAGATGTGGTTGCATGGGCTAAGGTTGCTGATACTGCTAGAAAAATTCCATTACTTAGGAGACTTTTCAAGGCTGGACAACTTGTAAAATTCAATAAACCTGTAACAACTATAGTACCAGTATCGAAACCTGGTCAAATAGTTTTATCAAAGAAAGGTCAAATAGTTTTATCAAAGAAAGGGGAATTGACTTTAGCAAGGGATTGGAAATTGATGGAGCAATTGAAAAAAATATGGCAATCTCTCACTAATGCTGGAAAGAAAGCAAAATTTGAAAGGAGTCAAAATCTTGAGGTACAAAGAAGAATACAGGAGGCTATGCTAGAATTAGAGAAGAGAGGATATCCTTGGAAGATCCCAAGAACAATTAGAAAAACCTATTCTAAGAAAACAGAAGTCAAATTCGGTCCAGAAGAACTTTTACACAACATTAAGAGTGGAGAAAAGGTACTGAAGAAGATAAATGATCTCACAAAACCCAAAGAAGATGGTGGTCCTGTTATAGCAGGTAAACCATATAAAGTTGGTGAGGCAGGTGAAGAATTATTCATACCTGCACAACATGGTGTTATAGTACCCAATTGGGCTTTGGGTAGTGATAGTCCAATAACAATTGTAAATAATAATGGACAAACTATAGTAAATTCACCAATTGTAGCATCTCGTAAAGGTGGTGGTGGTGGGACTAGTAGAGCAAACCCATACCTCACTGCAACTAAATATGCTCAAATGACTTCCCTAATGACAGTATAAGATGATAGGTATAGCAGGAGCCCTTGCCATAGGGACAACATTACTATTAGGGGGATCATCTAAAAGGGGTTCTAGCAGTACTAGAAATAAGAATGAGCCTAAGAATAGAAATAAAAATTGGACTAAGGGTCATCAAATAAAACGTTTTGATGTTGTTTCTTTAGATAAAGGTAAGACTAATGGTAATCTGTTAGGACAGTTGATGTTCCTAAAGTATTACGAGGATGTTGTTGATCCTGCTATCCATTGTCAGATATTGATTGCTGACACTTATGGTTTTATGAATGAGATTCCTATTAGAAGTGGGTGTCCTGTAAGTATTGAAATAACACATCCTAGTCAGAAAGAATCTTTTAAGTTTGATGAAAAGGAACCTCTTATAATTACAAACATAACTGATCATATTATTGATAATAAGAGAGAATTGTATACTCTTACATGTGAGACTAAGCAGGCTATTTCAAATCATACTACAAGGGTTTGGACAAAATATACTGGTAAGATTAGTGCCACAGTAAAAGAGATACTAACGAAGGTAATGAAGATAAAGAAGAATAGGATTGTTACGATTGAAGAAACTACTAATAAGTTACAGTTTACTGGTAATTATAGAAGACCTTTTAAGGTAATTAGTGGGATGTGTCCTAAATCTATTCCTGCAAAATCTGGAGGTGATAAAAAAGGTAAAGACGGTTCATCTGGATTTTTATTTTGGGAGACTCATGATGGGTATAATTATGTCAGTATTGATAAGATCTTTTCAGAAAAACCAAAGTATGAATATATGATGACACCTTACAAGGAACCTAATAGTCCTAAGATTAACTTTATGTTATCTGGTACTCCTCAGTGGGAAGAGAGTCATGATATTTTAAAGAAACTTAGATCTGGTGCTTATAGGACTGCAAATTGGTATTTCGATATATTGACACGACAACCACTGTTCGCTGAGTATAATTATAATAGCAGTGTAAAAAAAAGACAGTCTCAAACTTCCAACGATGAGATTCCTATGTTGAAATCAGATTTCGTTGATAAGTATTCTAGAATTATCTTAGGTTCTTTAGATCAAGGTACTATGGATAAAAATCCAGAGAATAAATCTAAAGAAACAGATCAAGATCAAGCTCGATTCCAAGCTCAATCAAGTGCTAGATATTCATCAATGTTTTCTCAGGTCTTACATATTACTGTACCAATGAACCTATCTCTAAGAGCAGGTGACATGGTATCTATCAAGTTTCCTGAGATAAATACTGAAGATACAACAGGTGGTAGAAATACTGAATCTGGTAATTATATGATTGCTAGGTTGTCTCATGAATTCGGTAATCCCGATGGAGATTTTACTGGACTTTCACTCGTAAGAGACTCATTCCAAAGTAAGTAACATGACTACTAAAGTTCCACAACATGACCTCGAACATGAGGTTTATATTGATCCTAAAGATCATAAGGAGCATGTCAACCATGGCATGATTGAATATTCTGAAGCAGATCTAGAGATGCATAATGATGCATTCCATGATCATACAGATGATGAAGTAGAACCTAATGATGGTAAGATCAATGATTGGCACACAAGACATGAAGATAAGCATCTTGAAGTCTATTGTGACAACCATCCAGATTCATTAGAATGTAGAGTTTATGACGACTAATGCTTGAAACACGTAACGCCCCGATAGATTTTTTAGGTAGAGATGGGTTTCACTGGTTCATTGGACAAGTGACCCCAGATGTTGTATGGCGTACTCAACATAATCAATTTACAGATAATGGTTTTAGGGCAAAAGTAAGAATATTAGGTTGGCATCCTGAAGATGCTAAGGATAAAGGTGGTATTGATGATGCTGACCTACCATGGGCTCATTTTCTAGTATCACCTCAGTTTGGTGCTGGTAATAATTATGGTGGTACAAGTTTTGCATTGCAAGGTGGAGAGACTGTTGTTGGTTTCTTTTTAGATGGTGAGGAAGGACAGCAACCTGTAGTTATTGGTTGTTTTCATACTAATTCAGGTATAGAAGATCCTAAACCATGGAAAACAGCATTTGAGGGTAAATCATCTAACTTTGCACCTATTGCATATGATGTTGATGGTATACAGCAATCAAAGTCAATAAAACTAACAAATTCAGGTAAACTTGATCCTAGAGGTGGTGTTGCTACTAGTAATGGTGAAGTTTTAAATGAGAGTCAGTCAAGACAATCAACTATTAATAGAGCACAGGATAATAAAACTGAGAAGATTGAACAGGCAGATGCAGAGTGTACTAAACCTGCAGGTATGGGTGGAGAGATAAGTAAAAAACTTCAGGGTTTTATTGATAGGGTGAATGAATTAGAACAGATTAAGGATGGTTATGTTGATCCTGTTCTTGGTACTATTGTCAACATGGATAAGATGGTTGACAAGGTAGCAAGAGAGATTGATGGTGCATTATCTGGTGCAGTTAGAAAAGCAAGAACAGAATTATTCAAGGTTGTAAATGAAGGAGTTGAGAAGAGTCTTTCTTTCTTAGATCCAGCAAATCTTATAAAAGAATTAGAGGTAAAGAAACAGGAAGATAGTATTTTTTGTGCCATTGAGAATTTTCTGAAAGGACTTCAGAATATGATCAAAAATTTCTTGAAGTCAATACTTGGTAAGTTGCTAAGTATGCCACTTTGTGCTGCTGAAAATTTTCTTGGTGGTTTATTCAGTAAAATTGCAAATACAATACAAGGACTAATAGGAGGATTTACTGGTGCTCTTGGTGGGTTAGCAGGTATAACAGTACCACCATTTATGGATCTTCTTAGTAAGGCAATGGGTTTGGCTCAGGTAGGTTTACAGTTATTGAAGTGTGAGGGTAATGAGTGTGATCCAGAACCAATTGATAGAATTACTAATATTGGTCCTGATCCTAAGAGTATAATGAATTTTGGTAATGTTCTGGGTGCTGCTAGATCAATGCTGACTGGTGGTCTTAGTATCAAAGGTATTGTGGGAGGTATGTTCCCTGGTATAGGAAAATTAACTGGTACAATAGGAGCAGTTGGTGGTTTAGTAAAATCTGTAAAAGGTATAAAAGGATCAGTCAGTTCAATTGGTAATATGGATGAACTTGTAGGTGATTGTAATCCATTCCAGAAGGAATGTGGACCTCCTAGAGTTGAAATATTTGGTGGTGGAGGCATAGGTGCTGTTGCAAATGCAGTTATCAATGAAACTGGAAAAGTTATTGGTGTAAATATGGAGTCTCTTGGTATAGGATTTGAAGCTCCACCTTATGTTAGTATACTTGATGATTGTGGTAGAGGAGGAGGTGCTGTTGGAGAAGCAGTTGTAGAAGATGGGCAAGTTGTGAATGTTATAATAACAAATCCTGGTAGTGGTTACCTAGGACCTGAGACTGCAGTATCAGATGATCAGGGTGTTGATGTTATAGGCGTTATTGATGGTGTGAAAGTAGTATCTACTGGAGGAAATTATAGTCCAGAAACTACTATTACTACAAGTACTGGATGTCATTTGACACCAGTTATTGAAAATGGTAGAATAGTTGGTGCTTCTGGTGGTTGTGATCTCGGTTTATCAGAACCTCCAACTATTAGTGTATCTGATCCTACTGGTAAGGGTACTGGTGCATTCTTAGTTCCTATAACTAAGTTTACTAAGAGAGAAGATTATGAATCTCAGGTGGGTGCTATTCCTGTTACTGCTACCATCATTAGAGTTATTGATTGTGCGAGGATCTACTAATGTCAAAGAGTAAAGTACCACCAATTATAATACAACATCCTGAGGATGGTACGTTTAGAATTGGTAGAGAACGTGATGAAGAATCAGTTGAACCGACAGTTAGAAAGGCAGATGTAAGTCTGCAAGGTGGAAGTTCTGAAGCAGGTGGTCCTGCAGCATCACTAAGATTATTTCATGATGGTGGGTTTGAATTGAGGTCTACTCCTGATCCTAGTGGTATTCAGGGTTCTCAAATACTTCAATTAGTAGAAGATGCACCACTTATCATACATTCTAAGGGTGGTATTATATTTGATTGTGAGGGTACGTTTGCTGTTACAGCAAATGATATTCAGATGAGAGCAAAGAACAGAGCAGGTCTTGAAAAACCTTGGAACCAAAGTGGTTCAATAAACCTAAAAGCTTCAAAGAATATCAAATTGGATGCTGATAAAGCAGTTACAATTACTTCAGAGAATATTACCACAGATGCTAAAAAACAAATCATTTCGCATTCTGAAGGGTGGAATATTATAGTAGGTCGTATAGTTAGAATACATGAACCTAGATCACAGTTGATTCCTACTAGTCTACAAACTGTTCTAGATACATACATAGCACCACTTAAAGGATAATGGCAGGAATACCAGACGTTGATGCACATAAGATCTATATTGGTAATGAGTTACCAAAAGATGATAGATCTAGCAAGTATCTCAAGGGTGATAGACCCTATGAGGGTACATTAGCAGTTGCTGGTCCCACTTACATAGGTGGACATAGTGGCAATGGTAATGGAACTCTAAATGTTGGAACAGATATAGATGAGTGGAAACCAAAGATAGCAGAACGTGCAGTTGATATTGAGGGTGATGTCAATGTAACAGGTAAGAAAGGACCGAATCATGTATATATTGAAGGTAATGTATATGTCACAGGAACCGTTGATTGCTTATCTACTGGTAGATTAGAGTCAAGACACAAAGTTGCTGATTCATTACCTAAACCTTTTGATATGGTTCATCCTAGCAAAGGTCGGGGTCATAGACTAAGGTATGCTTGTATTGAAGGACCAGAGGTTGGTGTATACTTTAGAGGAAGAACACATAATAATGTGATTCCACTACCTGATTACTGGAAAGATCTTGTGCTTGTTGATTCTATTACGGTGCAGACACAAGCAGTAGGATCAACACAGAATATAATAATAAAAGAATGGAATGAGGATAGAATAATTTTAGAGGGTGTGACTGATTGTTTCTTCCATGTATATGCAGAACGTAAGGATGTCAATCCACTTGTTGTAGAATATGAAGGAGATACATGGGAAGATTATCCTGATCCAGAATATAATGATAGTGCATTTGCTAGATAATATGTTATAATATTAGAAAATAACAAAATCATGGAAGCAAGTGGAATTGTAAAAATTGATGGTATCATTGAGTTACCTGAGATTTGGAGAGGTAATGCTGATCCAGAAAGCATAACCGTTCAGTTGACACCTATTGGTGTTCATCAAGAACTATTTGTTCAAGGTGTTCAATATGGTGCTAAGGTTATAGTACGTAATGCTGCAGGTGGTCCTATCAATGCATATTATTGTGTACATGCTCATCCAAAAGGGGTAGAAGGTACTCAACCTTGGGCAGCATCTGTGAGCAGTGATTGCGACATCTGACTACATATGCTATAATAGAATTGTATCTACACATCCCTATGACATTCGAACAAGAGTACGTTGACAGTGTAAACGTTGACGTTGCAGCAAGGACTTTTGAACTGGTTGGATCTGATGGATCTAAACAGAAGATCAAATGCGATACCCCAGAAGAGTTTATGAATGTATTGAAAGTAACACGAGAAGCAGGGGATATGTTAGACATAGAGTACACAGGGTAGGACAATGAGTCCAGATGTACATGACATACCATTTTTAGGAGATTTCTATACTAAGAAAGAAGTAGATAAGATGATTGCTGATGCCGTAGAGGAGGCAAGAAGAATAGATGAAGAATCTATGGCAAAGCATAATCGAGAAGCAACTATCATTAGTATGATACTTGGATTCACTTGTCTTGCTTTATTTTTAGATGGATTACTTCGCATACTTGGTATCATTCCACCATTCGCAGGTCTTGATGTTAATATCATTGATCAGATTGTGGAGAAGGTTGAAACAGATATAATGCCTTTAGTTCAGAAGATACCACGAATCTAGGTTCTATAAATAAGTTGAAGGACTGGTATACGGTAAAATAGGCAATGCCATTAAGTAGACTTGAAAATTTCCTCAAGAATGTTCAGGGTAACGTAATATACGTCAACCCTGAGGAACTTGATGCAACTGATGACGTTAGTAATACTGGTAATTCCAGAACTCGTCCGTTCAAAACAATACAAAGAGCACTGATTGAGTCTGCTCGATTCTCATATCAGTTAGGTAAAGATAACGATAAGTTTGATAAGACTAGTATAATGGTGTCTCCTGGCACACATTATATTGATAACCGTCCAGGTTTAGTAATTGATACCACTGGTAATATAACAGATGTCAATGGTTCTGCAGCATCTATTGCTGAACTTTCTATTGGTACAAATTTTGATATACAGGATACAGATAATATACTATATCATTTCAACTCCATTACTGGTGGTGTAATACTACCTCGTGGTACATCTATTATTGGTACTGATCTTAGAAAGACTAAGATCAAACCAAAGTTTATCCCACAACCAGATAATGATAATATTGAGAACTCTGCTATATTCAAAGTAACTGGTGGTTGTTTCTTCTTCAACTTTAGTTTGTTTGATGGTGACCCTGCAGATAGGGTTTTCAAGGACTATACTAACAACGTATATGCTCCTAACTATTCACACCATAAATTAACATGTTTTGAATTTGCTGATGGGCAGAATACGATTGCAGGGAAGGGGAACACGGACCTCGACATGTACTATGCTAAGCTTACGCTTGCTTATGGTACTAATAGTGGTAGAGCACTTCCTAACTACCCTACTAATAAGGATTTCCAAAAGGTCATCGACGAATCGAGGATTGTTGGTGCGGTTTCGAAGTTGGGTGATCTGGAGATTGATGACATTTACTCAGGTGTCAATCCATCTGCTGTCTCAGCGACTTCAGTAGTTACAGTAATAACAAAGACAGAGCATAATCTAAACGTAGATACTCCTGTAATTATTAATGGTGTTAATAATACTGATTATGATGGTAGTCATGTTGTAGCACAGGTACTAAGTACTACTTCTTTCACTTATAATTTACCAGTAGCTCCTGCATCTACAGCGACTCCATCGCTGACTGGTTTATCTCCAACAGTTATAGTTGAGAGTGATAGTGTAACTTCTGCATCACCTTACATATTCAACTGTTCATTAAGATCAGTGTTTGGTATGTGTGGTATGCTTGCTGATGGTAGCAGAGCAACTGGATTCAAATCTATGGTTTGTGCTCAGTACACAGGTATTGGACTACAGAAAGATGATAATGCATTTGTAAAATATAATACTACATCTGGATCTTGGCAAGACCAAGCAACATTAGGTACTTCAGTAACATTACATACTGATGGTTTAGCAAGATATAAACCAAAGTGGGAATCATTCCATATTAGGGCAACGAATGAGGCTGTACTACAAGTAGTATCAACATTTGCTGTTGGATATGGTAGACAATTCTGTGCTGAGTCTGGTGGTGATATATCTCTTACTAACTCTAACTCTAACTTCGGTGCTGTAGGATTAGAGGCTGACGGTTTCAAACCTGCAGCATTTATCAAAGATGATAAAGGTTATATTACAAGTATAGTACCACCTAAGAAGAATTTCAATAAGAATGAGAATGTCAACTGGGAGTCTATCGATGTACAGAAGACTATTGGTGTAAGTACAGATACTAAACTTTTCTTACGTGGTTATAACGTAAAGGATACTGTTCCTGTAAAGACTGCTAGTGGATACGAAGTAGGTAATAAGAATAATGATAAGATATTTTGTTCACTAAACAATACTGTTTTTGGTGCTGACATTCTAATGCCAGGACCTAACTCAAACCCTGATACTTGGGGTAAGGGTAAGAAAGAGGTTTTTGTTGGTACTAATTCTGGTATCAATTCTATTACTGCTAATGTTATAACATTAGAAGATACTCATAACTTCAATAATGGTGAGAAGATCAGATTCTATTCTGATACTGGATCGTTACCTGATGGTATCATAAATGATAAAGATTATTTTGTCATCTCTTCAGGAGTACAGGCCGATCAGATCAAACTTGCTACCACATATAATAATGCTATTGCTGGTAGTAATATAACTACCTTGAATAACTTAGGTGGTAAGTTACGAGTAGTTTCTACTGTAGCAGGTAAGGAACCAGGTGAACCAGGTCATCCAATACAGTATACTGAGGGTAGTGGTTGGTATATCAACGTAGGTGCAGGTAATAGTTTACGTCAAGCAATTGTTACTAACCAAGCTACAACTGCAGTTGTTACTCAGAATACATTTGTTGTTAGAAAACCTGATACTAGAAAAGATTTAGAGAAGATCTATCGTTTGAGATATGTTGTACCTGATAATGCAACAGTAGCATCTCCACCTAGCAATGGATTTACATTGCAGGAGTCTGCAACATCTCTTGATGACACATACTATAAGAATAACAATACTGACTTAACATCTGTTAGTGATCTTAGAACTAATAATACTATAACTAATGCGACTTGGAACTCAAGTGGTAAAGTTGGTGTTATCACAGCACAGTCACCACATAGACTAGGTGTTGGTAACCATGTTGAACTCAGTAGAATAAAGAGTACAACGAACGTCAATGGTTTAGATAATAGTGGTTTCAATGGAATGTTTGAAGTTCTTACTATAACTGATAGTAAGACATTTACTGTTGGTTTGAATACCAATCCAGGTAGCATATCAACCATTGGTCTCAACACACCATATACTTTCTATGATCAGACAATCGTTGGAAGTGGTAGAACATTCGCACCATTCTTTACTAAGAGGAATCTAGGTCCATCTTTCCAGATATTCAATAATGAGATAGTTCAAGAGTTCTCCAAGGGAGTACAAGATGGTATCTATGATCTAACAGTTCTAGGATACCTTACACAACCTGATGTATCACCATTTTCTACTACAACTAACTATTTCCCACAGGATATAAACAATTTACGTCCTGCTATTGATGTTGATAATTATCATGATGATCCTGCTGCTACTAAATCTTATGCTCTAAGAGATAAGATAGGACATGTAGTAAGTAATGATCCTCAGAATAGTATAACCAAGGAAATGGTTCATGCATTCATTGAAAAAACTAACATTGGTGTTGGTCTTACAGCTGCATCTCATTCATCTGGTACACTAACTCTTGATACTCTAATAGATCATAACTTTGATGGTATCAAGGCTGTTACTAATATAACTGGTGGTACAGGATATGGTACAAGTAGTGGTAATGCAGAATTCTATTATAATATACCATTGACAGGTGGTAGTGGTAATGGTCAGGGTGCAACTGTTGATGTTACAGTTGCTGCTGCTGGTACTATAACTGCTGCAGATATAAACCACCCAGGTTCAGGTTATAATGTAAGTGACATTCTAACAATAAGAGGAGTACCATTCCGTCCAAGTGGTGATACAAGTGATTGTACTATACGAGTAAGTGAGATTAGTAATAATCAGGGTGATATAATACAAGTTGTTGGTGTTGGAAGTACTGGATACAATGGTATTCATCGTATTACTAACGTTGAGAATAATAGAAAAGTATCCTACAACGGTACTCTAGCTGCTGGTTCAGGTGCTGGTGGTTTCATATACCACGTAGGTGTTGCAACTGGTGTCAATAATATTGTTCATGATATGGTCAGTGGTATTGCTACTGTTACCTTGGCATCGGACATTGGTTTGAGAAGAGGAGACCACATTACAATCAGTGGTGCTACTCAACCAATCTATAATGGTACACATACTGTTACTGATAGAATAGGTTATGGATCATCTATGATGGTCAACATTGGTAAAACTGCTACTCAACCTTCTTACAGTGGTAGTGGTATTGCACATGGTGCAGGTATTGGTGATAGAGGATTCAACCAGAATATACCAATATACGGTGGACAAACTACCACGTTGAACAATGATATTACTCTAACTGCAACTACAATCAACCTCAAAGAGAGATCAATGCTCCGCAGAGGAGATTATCTACAAATTGAAGATGAGATTGTAAGGATTACAGATAAGAATATTACTAAGGTTCTTAGAGGTGCATTAGGAACTAATGCTGCTGCACACCTTAGAAACGTAGCAGCCGTAAAGATCAAAGTATTACCAGTTGAGGGTAGAAGAAACTCCCTCATACGTGCATCAGGACACACATTTGAATATGTTGGTTTTGGTCCAGGTAACTA